TTACGCTTCTTTCCTTTCTCCCCCATTTTCCAAAAGTGTCAGATTAGTGTCATTGGTGCCAATCATGTCATCGATTTTGCGTGCGTGCTCGGTCAAATGGTTTGGCGACATGTGGGCATAGCGGCGCACCATCTCAATCGATTCCCAACCACCCATTTCCTGCAATGCAGAAAGTGGAACCCCGGCCTGAACCAACCAGCTTGCCCAAGTGTGTCTCAGGTCATGAAACCTGAAGTCAGTGATACCTGCGCGATTAAGGCCAATCCGCCAGGCGGAATTATCATCAACACGCATCTTTCGCACATCAGGCGTCTTTGAACCGTCAGCACGGTAACTTGCCTTGGTGTGCACAAAAACAAAGCGACCATGTTTCCCAATCTGTTCGCGAAGTACCTTGCATGCGGTATCATTCAGAGCCACGCCGATAGCCTTGCCCGCTTTAGCGTTTTCCGGATGTATCCATGCAACCTTTCTTTGCATATCGACCTGTGACCACTCCAAGTCGATAATATTGGATCTGCGCAGGCCGGTAGATAGTGCGAAAATCACGATCGGTTTGATGCTCTCCGGCATGCAGTCAATCATTACCCTCGCTTCATCCCTCGTCAGCCAGCGAATCCTTTTACTGACAGGCTTCCTTGCCTTGATCACTGGTGCCTGCCTCAGCCACTTCCACTCATCAGCTGCAATCCTCAGCATGCTTCTTATTAAGGACAGGTACTGGCTGCGTGTTGCGGCTGCTAAAGGCTTGGCCTTATAGACTGGCACTGGCTTTCCCTTCCTTAATGCTGCGTCCCGCATGGTTTCCCATCGATGAAGATGGTTTCTGTTCACCATGCCACAGACTGACGCGATCACCTTCTCCTCTGAAATGGCCGAAAGGTTCATCCCTGAAAAGTGACCAAGAAAATATTCAATCTTAGTACGATCGTCATCCAGTGACCGCTTGTGTTCCTTCTCCGTTAACCACCTCAGGCAGGCCTCATCGAAGGTGTGCTCAGGGATTTCCCCAAGCTTGTTCACCCTCCATGATTCCGCCCTCAGCCGGTCATAGAGTTCCTGCGCTTGCTTCCTGTCTGTCGTATCAAGGCAGCGCCTAACTCTTTTGCCACCCGGTTCGACGAAGTCACAGTACCAATTGCCGTAACGTTGTTTGAGCGCCATACAGCTTTCCTCTCTGGATGGCCGTTCTCTGCATTCACGGCCTGATTCTGTTGCTGATTGTGGATATATTCAAGACAAGAAGATTTAAGGATTTCCAACCGGCCTCCGCCATTGGAGCCAGACTTGCCTGCGCGAAGCTTTCTGTCTTTGATCAACTGCCGGACTGTGCGCGGTGATTTCCTCAGGAAACTGGCCGCATCACAGAGATTGAACAGAACGTCATCCATTCTGAAATCAGTCATGGTTACCTCGTTCAGAGTATTTTGAATATCGCCCAGGCGGCGATCACGAATGCTATTGCGATGAGAATGTGGGGAAGGGTGATCACTTCAGGATGCTGAATGCTGTTGCTGCCACTCGAGGAACTTGTCCATTTCCAAGGGCTTTAAGTCGCTCCACCCCGAAGGCCACATCATCAGCCACTCTACATAATCGGGGGCTGCATTCAGGCCAGGGATTTCTTCTCCGCCCGCTTGCAGGTGTAACCAGCCAAGGTAGTCTTCCAAATTGTGCCTGTGCTCTCCCGTTCTCGCTCTGCACCAGGCTATTCCATGACTGCCCATGCTCGCCCTTGGGGTAGGAAACAAGCCAGATCCGGTCACGGTTATGGGACGCTCCGCACTCAGATGCTGAAATACAACACCATTCCGCATCAAGCCCCAGCGTGGCAAGATCACCAAGGACCATTGCAAGTCCTCTTCCCACAAGCAAAGGTGAGTTTTCCAGCAGGACGTATGAGGGTCGAACCTCATCGACGATTCTTGCCATTTGCTTCCATAATCCCGAACGTGCTCCTTCGATTCCGGCTCCGCTGCCGGCTGCTGAAATGTCCTGGCAGGGAAAGCCTCCAGAAACGATGTCAACAATGCCTCTCCATGGCTTTCCATCAAAACTGCAGATGTCAGACCAAATCGGGAATGGTCGCAAGCATCTATCGTTTTGTCGTTGCGCCAGAACTTGTGCGGCGTAGGCATCACGTTCAACTGCGCAAACTGTCCTCCACCCAAGGAGGTGTCCGCCGAGTATTCCTCCGCCAGCGCCTGCGAAAAGAGCCAGCTCATTCATCCCGTCCTCTCATGACTTAATCTCCTTATCCACCACGCGCACGAAATACACCAACCACGATTTGGCTGTGAATTTACCGGGCGGGAGGCATTGAATTGTTTTGGTGTGCTTGTCTAACAGAAGTGTGGTAATGCGGTCTTTTTCGGCGATGGGTTGGCCGGCAGTGGCTTTGATAATTTCAGCCCGGCACCGTCGCGCCACCGACCTCAACGCGTTTTCCTGTGCTGGCGACATAGCACATCCTTACGCTACACGGCGCTGCTTGGCCGCCCACTGATTAAGCTCATCATCTTTCCTGCACTCCGGGCAGCAGTAGCTCGCACCCGGCTGAGATGGCTCTCCACAATCGCCATTGCGGCAGATGGGTGACGGCGGTTCAGGCTTCTTCCTGTTAGCCAAAGCGATAGTCCTTTCAAGTTCTTCCAGCTCAGCGGCCTGGTCTGTTATGTCTGCATGCATGGGGTGACTCCTGAAATTTTGGCGTAAAAAAACCACCGCATGGGTGGCTTGTGTGCTGTCTCAACTGTTCAGTTGAGCAATATTGCTATCTCAATTTCTTCAGCTGGTATGCCGGAGTCACTGAGCGCGACGTGATGCTCAACGTCGTTAATCATAAAACTCTCCACCGGCATTTCTATCTCTGATACCTGGCCAAACTTATCGAGGTGCGTAGTGGTGATAACCTTACGTATATCATCAACGTGCAGGACTTTAACCTGCTTAAACGGGAGTATCGCAATAACCTTTTTGGTGTCTTTTTTCACGGGGAATAATCTGAGTTGTGTAGTTCACTGAATATATATTACATAAATCAGTCATTCCAGACGACAATAATCACCGTTATTAACATGGTGAGATTGAGGGTTAACAGCATTGTCATTCCGGCGCTGCTGGTAGTGGCATCCAGCGTGTAACGTTATTCACGACCACACCTTCTATCCAGAATTCACCATCATCGAATCCACCCTGAGCTACCGTCCTTTCATTTAAAAGCAGATTAAGTGCCACGTAACGATTTGACTGTTTTTGCTTAGGAATCCTTTCACTGCACTTAATCCAGTCCTCCTGATCGCTGGGTGCTGGCGGAACTCTGCGGGGATCATCGTAGCAATCGGAAAGGAACATGCGACCTAACTTTGTCAGCCTGTTAGTTTTAGGCCCAATGAGTTTAAGCTCAACCATGATGGAAGTTATCGTGTGACCGCAGTGCCAATGGCAAGCCTTCTTCAGGACGCTATAGCCAAGAAATTGGCGATAATCCGTCCTGCCAAAGTTTGTTCCTTCGAAAGCCTTTTGAATTACTTCCTCTGTAATTTCTGGCGCATGTAGGTGATTGCTCATCATTCGCCCTCCACAGTGAAGCCTTGCGCCTTGAGTGCTTCGGTCAGCCTGTCTGCATAATCAAACTGTGCAGGATGGTTAACCTTCGGCAACTTAATCGCCTTGCAGCCAAGCGCTTTGGCCTGCTCACGCATCCAGTTAGCGCCAGCAGTCCATGCGAATGCCTGATCACTTGAATAATGATCAGGCGCATCGGAATTGACCATCTCCGGTGGCAACGCTGACGGCTGGGCGGCGGGGAATAGGGGTCGCGTGTAATTTCCACCTGGAGTTTTGTAGATTGTGCCGCTATCCATAGTGAAGAAGTGATCGCATTGATGCACATAGCCAAAAGGCTCACCCGCTGCAGCATCCCGGCGGGAAAGTTCGGCTTCTGCTGTGTCTGCTCGCAACTTCCACTCACGCATAGATGCCAATGCGTCGATAGTGATCTCATCCTCGCGCTCTGCTTCAGCCTCCAGCTTCTGCACCTGCTCTTTCAGCGCGGCAACAATAGCGTCGTGCTCTTTTCGGAAGACCCAAACCCCATTATCATCAGGCTCTGGCAGTCCCTTGTGATTCATCTCGTAACGCTGAATTTTTGTCATTTCATAGCTCCGTAGTGAGAGCCGGCCGCAGCCAGCCCGGAGATTAGTTACGCTGCTTCGGTGAGTTCATCCCGGCGAATGCTGTAGACATCCGTAGCCAAATCCAACTTTTCCGTGTCATTGGCGAGGTGCTTAGCGGCGTACTTATAGATGCGGTCCAGTTCCTTGGCATCAGTCGCCTTGCTGGCTGCTTCGGTAAAGGCTGCAAGGAGCTCATCTGGTGTGCGTTCAGCTGGTTGCTGGGCCGTAGTTTCTTCAGTGGCTGGCTTCTGGTTGATCAAGTTGTTCAAATCCTGCCGGGTGCGTGCCGGGGTAACATCGCGCTCAACACGCTCTTTCTGCTCAAACTCGTCCGGGGTGTAAACGCCGAGAATGACGTCCGGGCAGTAGAGGCGCGCCCAGTACTTAACGGCCAGATATGCCATCTGCTGCTTTGGCGCTGTCTTCCAAAGCGGGGAGTTGCGGGTTGTGATGAATTCCAGGAACAGCCATTCACCCCAGGTGATTTCCGTTTCACCGCGAAGCACAGCTCCCACTCGAATGCACAGGCCTTTCTCATTAGCGGCATTGGCTGCGCCCGGCTTAAAGGCATCCCAGTCACCGCCGTACTCGTATTTGAACCGCCCCTGAACGGCAGTGGAGCTGGTCACTACCGCATTAACCAGCTGGGCTTCATATCCCAGCGTGCCGTTCACCAGATGCGTTTTCTGCGCCACAGCGAACGGGTTCATCCCCCACTGAGCAGCCTGTAATGCCACCGCGAGGCAGTCAGCCGGCTTACCGGCCAGATGTGCCGGCACTGTCGTTTTACCTTCTGCCATAACCGCAGCAAATGCCTGAAGCTTTTGCAGTCCTGACGGGCTGAAGATGGCTGCTTTCGTATCGGCCTCGTTAGCCGGGGCATGGATGATTTCGTTGCTCATGAGTAATCCTTTCTCTTCGCCCAAGCTGGGCGGGTGATTTCTTCGATGCCGCCCCAGTTATCGGTAGTCCGGCATTCGTGATAAGTGTTCAGGCTGGTACGGAAGAGGTTGTAACCATCCTCGGTATCATCAGGCTGAATCTGGAAGGTGCGAACCGGATAGCGGCCGCAGTCGATGGTTTCGCTGACGCAGAGGAAAATAAACATTGGGTATTCGCCAAAGTGTCGCAGATAACCTTCGCGGTACATTGCGTCCTGCATGTGATACCGGAACTCAGCCAGGTGGCGCGGGAAACGTTCCATATCTGCCACCTTTTTGACGTCCACGATTACCGGCTGGCTTGTCAGGAACTTGTCAGGCCTGATGCGACATAACTCACTGGTTTCATCATCCGTCCAGTAGATAGAACCCTCGCAGTGTCCTTCTGCTTCAAGCAGCCACCGGGCAGCCGGGTGCGCCAGCGCACTCTCACGCATCAGTTTCAGTTTCCTGCCTTGTTCCGCATCCATGACTGTCATGCCGCCGCCTTCACAATCCTTTAGAAAGCGAGCTTCTTCTTCCTTACCTGCTGTTGTGCGGCGGTTGAATTCCGGTGCCACGATGAATCGCTTGTCGAACTCCAGAGGCTCCAGCAATAGGCAGTGCAGGGCGGTACCCATATCAAGCGCCTTAAGCTTTTCGGTATCCACTGGTGCTTCCTTGCGCCATTTGTAAATGGCCGGGTTAGTTGCAATATCATCCAGTTGAGATTTGCTAACCCCGGCGCCTGAGTGGTAATCCTCGTTGCTGATATCGAGGTACATTCCCGGTTCCATCAGGCCACCTCACGATATGAGTGCTTGTCCTTCCAGATTGACTCAGCCAGGCGCTGCTCTTCGTTTTTGGTCACGTAATCCCAAAGGAATTTATGCGCCAAATCCTGAGCATCTGAACCATCCTGAGCGCGGCCAACCATTTCCATATCGTCACCTTGCTTGGAGAAGAACACCGTCATAGCGGCTTCCACAGGGTTGTGCTTGAGAGGTTCAACAATCTGCTCGACCATCTCCCGCACCTGTTCATGCTCAACATCACCAAATCCTTTGATGATGGTTTCGATTTCCTGTCTGTCTTTGAATGTGAGCCTCATGGCTTACCCTCCGAGCGCAGAAACTCAACCAACTTATCCAGCCAGCTCTTGCGGGGCGGGGGAGTAAAGCTTGCGCTGGTCAGGATGTTTTTAGGGTGAAACTGAATTGATTTAAACGCATCAAAATAAGGGCGAGCCACGACGGCATCGCCCGCGATTGCATATGACATCGTGGGTTCCTTTTTTGTTTATGTGTAAATTTCAACTGAAATGACTGAATTAAGACTCCGGGACAATTAATGCCGTAGCTTTTTTGTTAAGGTCATTTTTTGAGTAAATAGGAGATGCGCATGAGAAATCTGATGATTGGAATACTAATGAAGATGTCTAAAATGGATGAAAAGGCTAAAGAGTTAACAGCTCAGGTCGAAGCCCAGTCCCTATTGCTTGGTGTACTAACGCTTACGCAGGGTAAAAACGGGGGCGTAAAATCAATGAATGGAGATGTCGATAAAGCATTCCTTTCCGCATTAAAATCGTCCGAAAGCTTTCTTGCCTCAGACGTTGATTTAGTTATGAAATACTACAAACAACTCATTTCTATTACTCGATATGTTGAGAGCAGTAATGACAATGATTTTACTTAGAATTAACGACAAAATTTAATTTCAAATATTGGTTTATCAGGTAGTTGTAAAACTGAATCAGTAGGTAATCCGAATGGCGCTGACGGCGCCCTTGGCGATAGCTGTAATGCAGGCCTTGGCGCATTCTTCCGGTACGCCAGCGGCAACCAGATCGGCCAGTGCTTTGTTGTTCACTGTCTTGCGGTGCTCAATGTCAGCAGCGCGGGCGGCTGCATCATCGGCAATGCGTTTTTCTTCAGCCAGGCGAGTGGCTTCTTTCTGCTCGGCTTCCCGCTTGATGCGATCTGCTTCCTGCCGCGCCTTAAGTTGTTCTGCTTCAATAGCCTGCTGCTTTTCCCTTTCAGCCTTTTCCTTTGCCTCTTTAGCTTCACGTTCAGCACGTTCCTGTGCTTCGATGCGGTTACGCTCTGCCTGCTCAGCCGCTGCCTTTAAATCGGCTTCACGCTTTGCTGCCGCTTCACGTTCCTGCTGTGCTTTCTGCTCGGACTCAATGCGTGACTGCTCGATAGCCTGCCGCTTAATCTCTTCCTCGCGGGCAGCGCGCTGGCGTTCTGCTTCGGCTTTGGCTTCAGCTGCGTCCCGGTCGAATTTGTCATTGAGCAGAAGGGCGATTTCGTGATCTGATTCGACACGCTCTGCCAGTGCCTTATCGCGAGCTTCGTTCATTTCCAGCGCTTCAGTGTGCCAGGCGATCATCTGCTCTTCAGCTTTGATGCGCTCCTGCTCAGCTTCCCACTCAGTGACTGGCTTGCGAATCTCGATGGCTAATTCGTCAAGTGCCTCACGAATTTTCCTGCGACTGGCATCAACAAGCGCTGGACGCTTTTTCATTTCAGCAACCAGGTTTTTGCCAGCCTCGTCTATCGCTGCTTTAGAGCTGCGAACGCTGGCGGCCATGCTGATATAAACTTTACGACCTTTAACTGTATTTAGGTCGCCAACAACCGACTTTGACTTATTGCGTATGCTCTCTATCAGTCGATCAACGTAGTCATCGCTGATGAACGCCGATTCAAGCTCTGCTGGCGCTGATGGCAAGCTGTACAACGCTATTTCAGTGCTCTCTTCGCTCATATTCCTCTCCTGTGGGCATAAAAAAGGCCTCCGGAGAGGCCAAGATGAACAATAACGGCCAACGCCACTTTGTCTAAAGCGCGTTGGTTGATGACTGGGCGCCATCGTCAAGCGGTCACGTATAACCGCTTTGCGATGTCACTCAAACCACTGTGAGGCGAGATAAGCCGCCCCGGCAATCTTGTGCTCGTGCTTTGGCTCAAAGTCAGCCAGGCAAGCCCTTATGTTCAATATCGCTAACTTCCCATTTACTCCTTCTTTTGCTTTCGGCCAATCATCAATCCCATTAAAAAACCAGCCAGATATGAACTTGTTCCACTTGTTTTGATGTTCTTTAAACTCTTTCGGAACCTCGTTGTACGCAGGTAGAATTTTCATAGCCTTGCCACCAAAGGCGATATCAAGCTGGGTTACTTCGATCGGTTGTTGCATCATCCTTCCACCTCTCAAACTGGTCTTTGTTCATCTGCTGGCTGATTACCTTGCCTGCAAATACCCCTTTACCTTCTGTTAAATCAGCACGCCAATGACAGCCACAGGCCATCTGTGTGACGCGCCATTTACCGTCTTTGCGGTCGACTATCATGGTGTGCTCCGAAATTCAGGCGTAAAAAAAGCCGCTCTAGGCGACTTATTGTTTGTTCTCGATGGCTGTTCGACTGTTGTGTTGGGCTGTGGCCACGACCATTTCAGCAAACTTATTGGCTACATTCTCACGTATGCCGGCATTGACAGCTTCGGTAATTTGGCGATCGATGTCCTTATTTATCCCCTTCAGCTTTTGTTGAACAACATCCTGAACACGCTTTCCAGTAAGCCAGTTGATGAGTCGCGTGTTGCCGCTGTAGTTGTCTGAAAACTCGCCATTGTCATTAACCTTTTTCTCCATCAGGCCATCAAATGTGCGCTTAATCAGGTCGGTTATTGTCAGACAATCCTGTGTGTCACCCCACTTGTCAGTGATGGTCACTTCCTTTTCAAGCCAGTCATCAGCGAACTTAATTGCCTTTTCCTGAATGGCTAACTTCGCCGCGCCAATTGACTCTTGAATAGCAGCACTGATTTGCGCTGAAGCCTCTTTCTCAACTTTAGCCAAGCAATCGCGTGAAATTGCATTTTTCACGCCGCTGATGATTTCATGTTTGACTTCAGCATCCATGTCGCCATCTTCGCCAAGCCACTCAAGGTCTACCGTGATGTTCAGTTTCATAATCTTTCCTATTTAATAATGTGATAAGGGTTAACTGGCTTTCCGCGGTGACCGGCTTGATACAACGCCACATCACCCATGCAGATACTCCCTGCACCTGGCTCAGGCTTACTACGCACTCCAGGTGCTGTTACTGCTCTGAATACCGAGCTGCTGCATCCTGTAACCGCCTCAGCAAAGTTACGCGCCAGAGACTTATCGAAACTGCGCTCTGCAATCTTCGCTGCTCTGCGTGCTTTGTAGCGGCTTTTAGCTGTGCCTTGCGGCTTAGGTTCTTTCCAGATGATGGTTGCCATGATTGACCTCCGGGTTAGATGATTTTGGTGATTGGATGGCCGGTGCTGATTTCCGGCTTTACCCTGAGTGGCCGACTTTACGGCTCCGCGTGGTATTCGCGGTTGACAGCGCATCAGCCTGCGCATTCATCCAATCCCAAAATCATCTGATTCTGGCCCCGCCGATTAGAGCGGAGAGCAAATTGTTAAAGTGACTGCGTTCCATGTCGTACTGCTTCAGCGTCCTGCTGTGGGATTAAATATACAAAACGTATCCATGGATTGCAATACGATATGTATACTAATTTTCGTTGTATACGTTATGTGATGATTTATAGGTAATTTTATTTTTCATGGCATAGGTTGAGCCGCCGCAGTAAGCTGGGGTTGGATGAAATTTAACCGGAGTTGGCTATGGAAAATTCATGGGAAGAGGAAAAAGCAGCGTTTATTGCCGGCGAGATAGGTGGGGCAGTAGTTGAGCTGATAGTGCAGGGGTTAGTCATCAACAAGGATGCGATTGTTGACAGCCTGGAGGCGAAACGGAGATCGGTGGGTAACACGATACACAAGGGGGTTCTGCGGGATGCGGCGGAGCTGGTTCGTAAAGGGTCCTAGGCTCAAAAAAGCCTGCGTTACATAGGCATGAATTCGTACAAGGGGGATTGGGAAATCCAATTACAGCCTTAGCTGGTCCGCCACTGTACAGTTTACTGGCCGGATAGATAGAGGGTGAATTTAAAGGATGAGACATTCAGCACGATGTGTGTTTTAGTCAAAAAAAACCGGCTTTGGCAGCCGGTTAAATAAGAGCAAGGTTATTCTTGTACCACACCCGCAAATCGTCCGCATGTGTAGTTTGGGAATTTTACCATGGTCAGGCATCCAGTGGTGTAAGGATAGCGAAAGGTTCTGAAGTTCATGTTTTTGAGCGGCTGATTGCGTTTAAGCGGACTTAATGATGCCAAAAAAATGCCCACCATAAGGCGGGCGAAATTCGTTACTTCTTTTAAGCATATGTATTATTGTCAAATTGCATTCATAAGGCAAATTTCGGGTAAAAAAAAGCCCGCTTTGGCGGCGGGCTAAATCCTTGTAGTACACAGGTTGGTAGATCTAATGAGGTTAACGATGGATATCGTTACTCTAACCATAGTAGTACCAAACTAAATTGCAATAAATGCAAAAAAAAATCCCGCCATACTGGGCGGGAGAATCGGTGTTGGGATACTTCTATGTTACTAGGCGCTCTTCGGCACCACCCACATTATAGCTGAAATTTAAACAAAAAAATCCCGGCACTAGGGCCGGAAAATGATCGAAGCTCTTTTAACCACACATACGTAATCCGCATGTGTAGAATATTTAGCCTACTACGCAGGGCCAGCTATGGCTCCAGGCATGTTCTTAGGTTTGGAAAGTTCGGATGGTTCTGATGCCGGGGTGGGATGGAGATTTGCAGGCGCAAAAAAACCGGCGCGGTGGCCGGGTTAGCTAGCTATGGTTTTTACAGCTGTAATTATTGCTGGTATGGCAGGTATCAATTGTGCAAGGACTACGGCGCCAACAACCCACAGTATAATCGCACTTTTAGCATCGCTAACGTCAGCTTTGGTTGCATAGTTAGAGCGCATGACCGCGAGGTCCGTTTTCATTTGCTGAGTGTCTTTTTCAAGATCTCTTATTCGTTGAAGCATGTCATCACCTCCGCCTCCATTACCATGATTATTTACTGGGGCATCGTATTCTGCAACTCTAGGCTCTCGGGTGATTATGTCAACTGCTTGCGCCATTATTTGTTCCACCCATCAGATACAAAGAAGAATCCCTCTGCAACGTGAATCTTAGACATGGCGCCATCTCCATCTGTATCACCATATAGAGTTGCCTCAAGCCTATGAAGGCCTAAGTTAGCTATAGAGACGCTCGTCAACTTCATATTTTCAATGCTGACGTAATCATTTTTTGTCGTGGCGCGTGCAATTAGTGGATCGGCAGAAATGCTACTGCGGTCCTTTTCAATCATGCTTTTGTCGTCAAAAAATATATCAATTTCAACTCTATAAGCCTTATGCAGCTTAATAATCAGCCCAAAAGTGACATCAAAACTTGCCTCGCATGGGATCGAGCTCACCTGGAACCATGGCTCAGGTGGGTGTATGACCGGAGAAGCTATTTTTCCGGCCAAAATTGGTGACAAGTATAAAAAAGATATTTTTTCCATTATTTCACCCGAACGTCTCTTCCACAAAATCAGAACCACGGTAGAGGCTTAAAATCAACTATCACCAGGAAGACAGCAATTATCACAGCCAGCGCTTCGCACGCCGGAACTATAAGATTTCTCATAACTTCCTCACGACTACAGTTCTTCGATTCCGAGCACTTGGGGTTAGCCGAACGTCTCTTCCGGCCACTGGGCCTAAACCAGTCGCAGCTTTGTCTCAACACCCACACCGATGATCCTGCAATTACCATTGACTGGTGTCATCGGCCAGGCTGGGTTCAATCCCTTCAAATATTTCTGACTGCCATCGATAATCAGGCGCTTGAAAGTAGCCTCGTTCGAATCGGACAGTTTAGCGATTACCAGACTGTTATTGATCGCATCACGACCGGTATCGAAGAGAACGAAAGTTCCCTCTGGAATGCTCAGGCCGGCAGGTGCTGTCATGGAGTCGCCCTCTACCTCAAGCCAGAACGCATCGCCCTGAATATGAGCGTCAGACTCGAGCCACAGGTCTATATCCTTCAGGGTGTAGGCTTCACATGCCTCCGCCCAAGCTCCGGCCTGAACCTTGCTAAGCACTGGATATTTTGTTACCTGCGTATATGGACCAGCATACGAAACATTGCCCACTGAACCTAACGGGGCAATTGTCCCATCCGAGTTAACGGTAAACTCCTTCATTCCAAGTAACCTTAGAATCTTGGCTATGTCCTCGATGCTTGGCTCCCGCCTGGCATTTAGCCAATGGCTTACTGCACCCTTAGTAATCCCTAGGTGCTCAGCGAGTGTCTCTTGCGTAATTTCCATGTCCTTCATGCGGGACTTGGCAACGTCATACCATTTCATATTCATGCCCTGATTATACAATCTGTATAACTTCAATCGAGACACAAAATGTATAACTAGCTTGCTTGCTAGGGATACAATACGTATACTCTCATTTAGCTAATGGAGGTTTATATGAACAATTTGCGACTTTACCGCGAGCGAGTGGGATTGACCCAAACGCAGTTAGCGGAAATTGCCGGATACACGCCAGGTGCTATCGGTCACTGGGAAACAGGCCGCAGAGGAATGGATATCCAGCTTTGCCGCCAGTTTGTGAGCATTTTCAACAAGCTTGGTGCAAATGCAGCTCTTGATGATGTATTCCCGCCCGGTAACACGGCAGCAGCATAAGCAGTAACCACCACCGCTCTTTTACAACATGGCCGCCCAGTCTAACCACTGGCAAAAATCCAAGTGACTAGCTCACCGCAAAGTCACGCAAAAACTAATTCAACACGGAGAAGTATCGAATATGGAACACGCAAACAACAGCAAGTTAATCAATCAGGTAGAAACAGAATTACGTTCCCGGCTAACCCATAAAGGCCAACGCGCATTAGCGAGTGAGGCAGGGTGGCATGAATCGAAAGTAAGCCGGTTAAACCTTCGCGACATGGCGACCGTTTTCGTGCTGCTGGAGAAAGTGTGGGAAACGAGCCTGATCGCTGAGGTTGCCAAGCAGGCAGTTGAAGCTGTGATGGGAAAAGAAAAAGCCCCAAACGCTGGAACGTTTGAGGCCTGATATACGCGTCTTACTGGATCAACATACAGGAGTAATTATGTCATCACTTTCACAGTTGTACAAATACAAAGACCAGAACGGCACTGAAACCACGGTACGAAAGACTTTCCTGGTTCCTCTGTCGGAAATCTACGTCGAGCCGGGCTATAACGTCCGTGATATCGACCAGGCGCACGTTGAAGAATTCCGGGATGCGTTCATTGCCGGTGAGTTTGTTCCGCCGCTGGCGGTTCAGGTCACAGAGCAGGGCGTGAAGGTTATCGACGGCCATCACCGGTATTACGGCGCAAAGCTGGCTACCGAATACGGTACCGAGATTCCACGCCTGGAGTGCAAAGACTTTGTTGGCACTGAAGCCGATCGCATTGCCTTCATGGTCACCAGTTCGCAGGGCAAAGCACTGGCCCCGTTGGAGCGTGCAGCGGCGTATCTGCGTCTGAGCAATCAGGGGTGGGAAGCATCTGAGATAGCGAAGAAGGTTAAACGCAGCGTTGCTGATGTTGATAATCATATTCAGCTGCTGGAGTGTGGCGACAGCCTGATTGAAATGGTGAGGGCTGGGGAGGTGGCACCAACAACGGCGGTCGCTCTTTCCCGCCAGCACGGCACACACGCCGCAGCAGTCGCTGAGATTCAACTTGGCAAGGCCAAAGCATCCGGCAAGACCAGGCTTACCAAATCAGCGGCAATGCCTCAGTTCAGCGCTAATAAGGCGCGTCGACTGGCTGAATTGCTGGTAGATGCTGACTATCTGCATGAGGACGGATTCGGTTCTATACGCCTGGCAGATGGCACTGATGATGAAATTAACCGCATCCTCGCTGAATACCGCTCTGGCATCAGCACCAAAGATGGCGGGCAAGAATCATGAGTCTCGCCTATGACAACGTAACACCCATAAAGCCCGATTTGCGGGTCGTGGAGCAACGAGTGGCTGATACCGATGACGGATATACCCGCATCGCTAACGAGCTGCTTGAGGCCATTGCAGGAGCTGATTTAACTGCCCGTCAGTTAAAGGTGATGATCGCCGTAATACGGAAGACTTACGGATTCCAGAAGAAGCTGGACAGGATAGCTGATATCCAGATAGCCGAACTCACCGGCCTTTCAAGGCAGAACGTTAACAAAGCAAAAAAAGAACTTCTTTCAATGAATTGCCTGATGCTTGAAGGCAACAGGATTGGACCAAATAAGGAGGTTTCTGCGTGGGTATTTAGCAAGAGTCTCCAAAAACGAGACAGTGTCTCTAACTTGAAGACAAAAACTGTCTCGAAGTTAGAGACAGGTGGAGTCTCGAAATTAGAGACACACAAAAGAAACTCTTTAAAGAAAAAAGAAAACACCAATACCCCCTCAATCCCCCAAGGGGAAAAAGTTAAAAAGTTCGACCCTCTCGATATCCCGATCCCTGAATGGCTGGACGCTGGAGCATGGGGGGAATGGGTGCAGTACCGGAGCCAATCGAAGAAACCGATCAAGACGGCCATCACGGTTACCAAAGCATTCAACCTTCTAAAGGAATGTTTTGACGAAGGCCATAACCCAGCCGAGGTAATCAACACCAGCATCGCTAACGGTTATCAGGGCTTGTTCAAGCCTAAGTATCCCGCCAAAAAATCTCGCGACGATCAGCAAGCCCCCCACTGGAACAGCCCTGAAGGCTGGAAGGACTTCATATGAGCACGCAACTACTGACAGCGATTAACAATCGTGACGGTGCCGCCATGGCTCGTATGGCTGGCGGTCGTTATGAACCCGAAAAAGTCATCAACAATGAGGCTGAGCAGCTGGTTGATTCGCTGTTCAAGCAGCTGAAGCAAATATTCCCGGCAGCAGTCAGTACCAGCCTGCGAAACGAAGCTGAAGAGAAAACCACAAAGCGCCAGTGGGTCGTTGCCTTTGCAGAGAACGGAATCAAAACCCGTGAGCAGCTTTCAGCAGGCGTTCGCCATGCCCGCGCCAGTAACTCTGACTTCTGGCCGTCACCGGGTAAATTCATCACTTGGTGCAAAGACAGCTCAATCGTATTGGGCGTGACCCTGCAGGACGTGATGGCAGAGTTTCAACGCTACAGCCGTGAGAAGGGATTTCACACTGGCGGTGCTGAGCGGTTCCCCTGGTCGAAGCCTGTCATGTACTGGATTGTCTGCGACACACGCCGGGCCATGTATCAGCGCCAGCTCAGCGAGGCTGAGGTGGAGAAGTACGCCGCTAAGCAACTCGACGAGTGGTCGAAAAAGGTTTCAGCCGGCCAAAGCATTCCGGATCCGGTTGCCAGTCTGGAAGTTAAGCGCGATGTGATGCCGACCAGCAGCGCACCGTCAAAGGACGATACCAAAATGCGATGGATGCCCAACGCTGCAATCCTTGGCTCAGTAACTCCGGCTCAATGGCTCTACGCCGAATATCAACGCCGCAAAGAGGTGGGACTGGTATGACAACAGTACATCAGTTCACCAACCATCAAACAAACGGCGGAGATTACCGTTAAAGTGGTAGGCTGAATTTTCGCATCGCAAAAAATCAATAAGTTCTGCTTTATGTTTCACTGTGTGAATTTGACTTGCACTTTACCGGTAACATCTTATTTTTAGATGGAGAGTTTAATACACCTAACCTGAAGAGGGATATTTATGGGTAAGCATCATTTCATTAAAACACTTGAAATATCAGCAATTGTTATCTTCGCTCTGGTTTTGGCTTATTTGGCCGTTACCGGAATCCTTTCATCTGCGGGCATAGACCATTCCTGGCCGTATCCAACCAGGTAACAAGGAACGACACCAGGGAAATAAGCTTCGCTTAAATATAAACATAATAAATCACATGGCCGATATCTCTAAAAATGGGGGGCGTCCCAGCAGTAGGGCAAGACAAAGCACGGGGGATTTTAGTGATCTGCTATTACACCGAACTAATCACAGGCTCGCTGATTATCGCGGGCCTTTTTATGGTCCTTAGCTTGGTATACAACAAATTATCTGGAGCACATCATGACAGCTGAAGTAATCCCCCTGAAACCCCGTAAAGACCACCTGGCAGAAGTAAGCAATGCGCTGCTACTGCTTAAGGTGATGGTTGCCCAAAATCACAGCCCGATGGTAATCAGCGAGATTCTGCTGAAGGCGGAGAATGAGCTTGCGCTGCATCGGGAGCAGATGAACCGGAGGTAGACCAATGGACAAACAAACGTTTTTCCTGCGAAACGAGCAGGTGCGACGAAACCTGATAGAGCAACTCAAAACCCTTCCGCTAGACCAGTCAAAACCATTCGAAGTCGAAGTATCCCCACCAAAACGCACCCTCTCACAGAACCGGAAAATGTGGCCTTTGCTGCATGACCTTGCTGTGCAAGTCGTTTGGTTCGGCGAGCGCTACGAAGAGGAAGACTGGAAAGACCTCATCACTGCCCTGGTCGCTAAGACCAAAAAGCAGGAGCAGCGAACAGCGCCTGGTATCGGCGGCGGCGTTGTGATGTTTGGTGAGCGTACCAGCAAGATGCGGGTTGGGCAGATGGTTGATGTTATCGAGGCTATCTACTGGTTCGGCACTGAGCAGGGCGTCAAATTCAGCGAGGAATCCCGCATGCGCATTGAATGGGCGCAGCGCTGGGGAGAAACCAACAGGAGAGCAGCATGACAGCACGTGAACGAATCAAACAATTCCTCACCGGCCGTACTGGCTACGTTTCAACCACCATTGTCCATGACCATATTGAATCACTTGGCTATAAGCGTTGCAGCTCTTGCGGGGCACTCTCCAAGATGGTTGCCAGAGGTGAGGTGCTAATTGAGGGCTATCACATACACACTTTCGCGAAGCTTAACCCCGCCTACAAAGCGACAGAAGCCTCAGCGCGTCAGACGGCCAATCACTCTCACCTGGCTAAGCCAATGGGTCGTGTGCCGGCCAAACCCAAGCGTGAAAACGCAATCTTCGACCTGTGCCGCCAGCACAGCAATATCTATGCATTAATCGATCAGCCGCTGCGTGAGGTCAGGCTATGAAGAAAGACATTGAGACAATCCCTGGGCTTCTCAGGCGATGCAATGGCAATCAGTCAGCTGTGAGCAGGATAGTCGGCTTAGACCGCAGAACTATCCGGCAGCACGCAGATGACACCGAAGGCATCCGGCACGCGATAGTGAATGGCGTTCTGATGGTTGCCCAGGGTAATCGGGGGAGGCGTAATCATGAAAAGTAGCTGGTTCCACCACTCAGACTGCACCACCGAAGAAACCAACCAGTTAATCCTCAGCTACAACGCTCGCAACATCAAAACCGAAAAGCAACTCGCCGCCGATTATAAGTCGTGGACGGTTTCTGCGTTGCTGCCTGAAACAAAATACGAACCGATCCCAAGCAAGCGCTGGGCACAGCCGATATGGAGCAGGGTATGAAACTGACACCTAAGCAGCGAGGCATCTTGCGCATGAAATTTGGTGGGCGCTGCGCATACTGCGGATGCGAGCTACCAGAGAAGGGGTGGCATGCCGATCACGTCGAAGCAGCACTACGTAAATGGGAATTTGGGCCGCGCCGTGAAGATGGAACGCGACGGACAGTCGCTACTGGCGAACACTGGCGGCCTGAGAATGACGTTATGGGAAACTTATTCCCGGCATGTGCCCCATGCAATCTCTTCAAAGCTACCTTCACACTGGAAACATTCAGAAGGCAGGTTGCAGAGCAGGCTGAACGGGCGAGGCAGTACAGCGTCAACTTCAGGACAGCAGAGCGATTCGGCCAGTTGCAGGTAACGCCGTCACCCATAGTTTTCTGGTTCGAAAGATACCGGGAGGAAGTCAATGAATCAGCCGCCTGACCCACTTTGCGCCAACTGCGGAATTCCTCTGTCCCCTGATGAATGCCACGTCTGCGACGAGTGCGCCGCGTTCTACGAAATGACCGACCCAAATTTCAGAATGGAGGATGAAGATGGCAACAGTCATCAAGCCGCCGAAGAAGCCTAAGCCGAAGAAATGCAAATGCTGCCCCACCAAGTTCACACCCCGCAACAGCCTCCACACCACCTGCTCTGTCGAATGCGCTATAAAGCTCGCCAACCAACAATCTGAGCGCAAGCAAAAGCGCCGGGAGACGTTGCAGCGCGCCGCATGGTACAAGCGTAAAGCCGGTGTTAAGCCGTTAAGCCACTGGATGAACATGACCCAGCGGGCATTCAACGACTACATCAGGGCGCGGGACGGGGAAGTCTGTATCAGTTGCGGCAGCACAACGGCGATCAGCTATCACGCCGGGCATTTCAGAACGACAGCGGCGGCATCTCAGCTCAGGTTCAACGAAGACAACTGTCACAGCCAGTGTGCATCGTGCAACGTGCATCACTCTGGAGCCATCGGTCCATACCGCATCAATCTAATCGACAAAATCGGCCTTCAGCGTGTCGTGGCGCTCGAATCTGACAACAACCCTCACCGATACACCCGTGAAGAACTGGACGCCATCAGAGCGCGCTACAGAGCTTTGCTGCGTGAATTAATTAAACAGCAGGAGGCAGCATGATCGAAGATTACGCATCAGGTTCACTGGCACAGTTACGAGACATCATCCGCCGTAAGCATGCCGAATGGTCTCAGGAAACTTTTGGTGACGTTGGACCGATTGGCCCGCTGAAGCACCTTTCTAAAGAAGCCATTGAGGCAGCCGAAGCACCTGATGATTTATCAGAGTGGGCAGATATGCAGTTCCTGCTTTGGGATGCACAGCGCCGGGCCGGGATAAGCGATGGTGAAGTCATAGCTGCCATGGAAGAGAAGTTGAAAGTTAACATGGCAAGGAAATGGCCTGAGCCAAAAGACGGTGAGCCAAGGCTTCACCTGAAGGATGGTGAGTAA